TACCAGCCAATCTAAATGGTGAATCACCAATTACAAATGCTGTATTATTTCTGTCAGTATTTAAATTGATCATATTAGCAATAGCTTCTGGATATCCAGGACAAGCAATTATGTTAAAGCCTCTTTGGTCTTCTCTTATTGCTTGGTTAGTGTCTATCTCAGATTTTAATTGTTGTACAACAGCTTTTCTTTGTGCTTTTCTTCCAAAAGTTCCTGAACCATCAGCATTGTTACCTGATTTAGTAACCCATCTGTCTGGATAGTAACCTGCAACTGCTTCGTTGCTGTATCTAATGTTACCTAATCCACTTGATCCTGAACTTGGATATTTTGTTGCTGTAATATAACTGTTTTTGTATTCTTTAATATTGTAACCAGAACGTCTAGTGTTCCATAACAACATACCTTGTGGGTAGTTTACAGGATCTGGTGCATCTGGATCTAAGAAGTTATCACTTAATAAATCTACAATTGAACTTGCTGTACCAGCCTGTGTGCTATCGTCAGCGCCTTTTTCAGTTGACGTATGCCATCTAGCATCTGCAAATAAAACACCATCTTCTGTTGTTTGATCTGTTTTGTCAACTAATTCCCAAGCCGCACCAGTTGTTGTAACTGCAACTTGATTAGCTGTGTTAGTTGAACTTAATGTTGCTGAAGTGTTATATTTGTAAAGTTTTGGATAGTTTTCCAAGTCAGTTGTATCAACCCATAAGTCTTTGCTAACAAGCGGAGTACCATCACATTGTGTAGTTGGTGCTGTTGCTGAAAACTGTGGACCTTTTGGAGATGTAGTTGCGTTAACATTTACATAACCTTGCCAAGTTGTTCCGTTGTGTTCTAAAATATCTGCTACGTCAATTGAAGTGTCATACCATAATGTACCATCTATTGGTTCATTAGTTGGTGCACTTGAACTTGCTGTGTAACTTAATCTTTTCCAGTTACTAGCCATTACTTCATTACCTACAGTTGAATCTTCCGAGTCACCTGTTGGAGTAACATATAAGTTGTCAATTAGTGTTGTTGAATTTGCTGTGTATCCACCGTAAGCATGTGCTGTAGCTGTACCAAAACCTACATCATCTAATGGTGTACCACTTAAATTATTCATTCTAAACTCACCACCTAAGTTGTGTTTAATTTCAATTGCACCTGTGTATGCTCCTGATGTAATTTTTGATGCTGTTAAGTTAGTAAAGCCAGCCGCCGCAAATGCTGTTATAAAGTCATCTGCATCACCTAGTGTTGAACCATCTCCAGAAACCATAGTAACTGTTTTAGCAGTATCTAATGCTTCTTGATTTTTTAATGATTCTCTAACTGTAAATGTTTCTGCCGCTGTTGTACTTGGAGATGTTGTTTTAGATGAAATTGTTGTTATTCCACCTTCATATCTCATTAATTGTAAGTCACCAACGTTTGGTGTATTATCACTTTGTCCATCAACTGTTTGTTCAGTAATATTATATTGTGTATATAATGTACCTACTGTAATACCAGTTCCACCAGTTGTTGGATCTACGTTGTAAATTGCTGAATGATTTGTTGCATATAATGGTGCATCTACACTTGCAAAAGCTCCACTTGATGTACTGTAAAGTTTTGCAACAATGTTTGATCCACTGTTTGCTGATGTTGTTTTATGCCAAACAGAACCGTTAGGTCTGTTTTCATCTGCAGTTTTCCAAGTTGGTCTGTTAGTATGTTTGTCTTGTAAAAATTTAATACCTTTATATGTACCTGCTGTAATTCCTAAAGAAGCTAATACTCCATTACCTTCTTCAAATCTAATTGATACATATCCTGCTGTTGAATCTCCAAATCCTAAACCGTTATGGAAAATTTCTAAGTTACCTGTTGTTGCATGAACTGATGCAGTAATGCCAGCCAAAGCCGCGCCATCGCCACCATCACTTGAAATGTTTATTGCTGTTGCAACATCTGATAATGCTGTTCCACCTGGTGTTACCGCAGTACCGTTAATTTGCATAGTTTGTCCACTTACAACAGTTGTACCTGATGCAACTGTTTTAACTGGTAGTGTTAAGTGCCAAGCACTTGACCCTAATCGTACCCAAGCATTGCCTGATGATTTTTTGTAAATTTTGTTACTGACATGAGTTGTGTTAATAGCATAGTCACCTTGTGAACCTACTGATGTTTTAGGTGCACCTGTTGAACTGTTACCTACTAGGTCGGAAACTGATGTAATCAACGTTGGTGTTTTTGCTGTAAATTTTTGATCTGTTTGTGACCATTCAAATAATCCATAAGAGCTTGATGCAAGGTCAAACCAGTATGTTCCATCTGATGGATCTGCTGTTGGAGAAGATGCACTACCGATTAATTCAGAAGTGTCTATGTTTGTTCTTAGTACATATGCTCTATTAGCAATACCTAAGAAACTGTAAGCCGCTTGTAATCCATATTCATTTAACTCATAGCCGTGTAATGAGTTTCCTGAAACGTCTGTATAAAATTTTGGATCTCCAAAAGTCTCTGTTAATTCTCTTTGTGATGAAATCAAGTAAGCAGTATTAGCATTAGCAGTTGTTGTTCCTGATGCTATACCTGAACCTGATCCTGGTGCTTTATTTTGTGATGATGCTACTATAAAAAGTGGTGTAGTACCTGCATCTGATGGTACATAAAAACTTTCGTTTATTACACTTACTTCTACTCCTGGTGATGTTAAAGCCATGTTTCGTATTCTCCTTGCAATTTATACGTATACTAGAACTATTTATTCAATCATTTGGTTTTTACGATATTAATTGCTAAATTTTGGTGCCTATATAGGCGACGTAAATAGGTTATATGATACAGATTAGACCATTGTGTGTTGAATGTAAGTCCAAACCTAGAGCTTATGCTTATAAAAAAGGAGACAAAATTTATTGGCGTAGGTTGTGTGATACTTGTAATCGTAAAAGAACAAAGAAGAAAGTAGGTGGAGTTACTGCTTTACAACGATCAGGGTATCGTAAAAAATTTAAATGTGAATTGTGTGGTTTTAAAGCACAGAATCAGTTGCAACTAGATGTGCTTTTTGTAGATGGAAATTTAAGGAATACAAATAATGCTAATTTAAAAACCGTATGTGCTAATTGTCAACGTTTAACTAGTATTAGACGTCTTGGTTGGAAGATTGGCGATCTTGTAGCTGATCAATAAACTGATCTGTATTAGCATTTAATACTTCAAAACCGTTTGTATTGTCAATAGTATAATCAAAATCAGCACCTATCCAATCCCATTCAGATTGATGTATACCTTGTTTTTGCATTTCTTCTCTAGTAGGCATAATGTAATTTCTTTTTACAAGTACAATTACACCACCATGTGCTTTAATTGTTTTAATTTCATTTTGGAATCTTGTATCAGAGATAACAGTTTTTTCACCTTTATATCTTCCAATAACAGAGTCAACCCATATAGCATCATACATACCTTGACGCATAACTTCAGTACCAAAGTATTGTAATACCCAACGTGGAGTAATTTCTTTACCCATTTTTTCACTCCAAAATTTATCAGGTTGTTCTCGCCATTTTCTGCTTTCTGGTGTGTTACCTTCTAGCATTTCTCTATCCCAATTAAACATTGAACTAACAGCATCTTTTAAACTTTTTGCAAAGCTGTCTCGTTTATATCCATGGTGTGTTACCAATCGTTCTGCAACAGTATCTTTGCCAGAACTTATTAGTCCTACTAATCCTATTAACATTAATTGATTATACTATTTTTTTAAGCGTTTTTCAATCTCTTTTTTTGCTTCAATAACAGAACTTAAAATAGTTTTGCGTATGTTTAATTTTTTACTTTTTAAGGCATTAATAGACATATTTTCAAGATCATTTACAATATCCTCTAGTTCGTCTATTGTACAATCTTTATATGTTCTATATCGAGAATTTTCCATGATACTCGTATTTAAAATGATAAGTTTATGAATTAACCAATAACAAAACTGTGTGGTGTTCCACCTTCTGCAAAATCGCCAATTTCTTGATCTAATTTTTCCATTTCGGCAAGACCTTGCTGTTTAAGTTCAGCACCATTTAAAGTTGTGCCACCTTGTGGTCCAGCAATAGTATTAAATTTACCTCTTGCTTCACCTAACATAGTTTTAGATACTGCAAGAGCATAATCTCTAACCCATGGTTTTGCATAAATGTCCTTGAACAAAGTAATATCAGGTCTAAAGTTGTCAGTATGCATTAAAACAGTTTCTTTATCTGCTCTTGGTCTTTGTGATATTGTAAGTTTTTTAGTTGCTACATCAAAATGAAATTGTATAAATGATCCAAACATTTTACCTATTAATTCTTGATAAGAAGCAAAAGCAAAATACGTGGCTAATCCACCTGTTGCTCCTGCTCTTAACAAGTATGTGTTTGTGTATGCTAAATTGAACGGTTCAAATAATGTACCACCTTCGCCGCCTGCAGTACGTGATCCTACGGTTCTTCTAAATAATTTTCTTACATTAATAACCTCATCAGGTAAAATATATGAATTTTGATTTTCTTGTAATTCTAAAAAAGCATAAGATTCTTCCACAGCATTTGAAGAACGCTGTCTGTATCTGTTAACTGCTCTTTCTAGTGCTGTTTGATAGTGTTTTGGGTCTAATTCAACATCTATCATACCTTCACCTAGATTGGTTTTTACGTAATCAAATATTTCTTGTTGACCTGTTTGAAGTTCTGACATACACATATTTATAGTTCTTTTACTATCTATAAATATAGATAATATGCCAAGATTATCCATTTTTAAGCCAGAGAAAGGCAACGACTATAAGTTCTTTGATCGTAACATTAAAGAGATGTTTACTGTAGGTGGAACTGATCTACATTTTCACAAATATTTAGGACCTTATGATCAAGGTACTACACAAAAAGATGGCGAAGCATCACCTACACAACCACAGTATTCTGGTGATAGTTTAAATGAAAGAACTATACAAGATTTATTATTTTTAGAGAATAGGGATAGAAAATACTCTCCAGATGTTTATATTATAAGAGGAATATACAATGTACAAGATATTGATTTTAATCTATCACAATTTGGTATGTTTTTACAAAATGATACAATATTTTTAACTGTACACATGAACGATGTTGTTGAAAGATTAGGTAGAAAACCCATGTCGGGAGATGTAATTGAGTTTCCACATATGAAAGAAGATTATTCTTTAGATGAAAGTATACCAATTGCACTTAAAAGATATTATGTTATTGAAGATGTAAACAGGGCGGCAGAGGGATTCTCAGCAACTTGGTGGCCACACTTGTTAAGATTGAAGCTGAAAACACTAGTTGACGCACAAGAATTTAGAGATATTATTGGTGATGCAACTACAACTGGTTCTGTAGCAAATTACATGAGTACATATAATAGAGAAAAAACTATTAATGATCAAGTTGTTGCACAGGCAGAGTTAGATGCACCGAAGTCAGGATTTAATTATAAACAATATTATGTTGCTCCAATTGATGAAAGAGGAAATATTAGAACGGATAATGTTAATTCAACAGATAGAATAAGTTCAGATAAACCAATAAATGCAGTAATAGATACACCAGCATCTTCTCATTATGGATTCTATTTAGATGGAGATGGTGTTGCACCAAACGGTCATCCAGCAGGATTTGGTATATCATTTCCTACTTCTAATGTTGATAGTGGTGATTATTTCTTAAGAACAGATTATCTACCAAATAGATTGTTCCGTTTTGATGGAACCAGATGGGTTAAGATGGAAGATTCAGTTAGAATAACTATGAGTAACACTGATTCAAAAGAAAATTGGAAAACTAAATTTGTTAATGCATCAGGTACAACTAATATTAATGGTTTAACAGTAGATCAAAGACAATCATTATCAAATGCATTAAAACCAAAGGCTGACAATTAATGTTACATTTTTACGACGGGCAAATTAGAAAATTTTTAACTCAATTTATAAGAATTTTGAGTAACTTTTCTGTGGAAACAGGAAAGGGTAAAGATGATACTGTAACTTTAAGAGCAGTTCCAGTTGTTTATGGAGACCCAACAAGACAAGTTGCAAACATTATTAGAAATAACAGTGAAAACGCATTACAATATGCTCCAAGAATTGCCGCATATGTTAGAGAATTAAATTATGATAGAGAAAGAATGCAAAATCCTTATCATATTGAAAAACATCATTTAAAAGAACGTGATGTTCTCGACGACGGAACTTATAGTAATAAATTAGGAGCAGGATATACTGTTGAAAAAGTTATGCCGTCTCCTTTTAGATTAGAAGTTACAGCAGATATTTGGACAACAAATACAGATCAAAAATTACAAATAATGGAACAAATTTTATATTTGTTTAATCCTGATTTTGAAATACAAAAAACAGACAATTATATTGATTGGACTAGTCTAAGTTATGTTGAACTAACAGGAACAACATTTAGTTCAAGAACAATTCCAATTGGTGCAGATACAGAAATTGATATTGCAACATTAACTTTTTCTATGCCAATATGGTTATCACCACCTGTTAAAGTATCAAAATTGGGTGTTATACAAAAAATTATAATGAGCATATATGATGACGATGGTGGAATTACATCAGGATTAATTGATGGAACATTGTTAACAAGAAGTTATATTACACCAAATAACTTTGGCTTATTAGTTACAGGAAATCAATTAAGATTATTAGGAACAACTGGTGTAAATGTTACATCGGGCGGAGATGGATATTATACAGGAGCCAATGCACCAAGTAATTTTGATCCTTTTGAAACTTTCGGTCCACCAGTTAACTGGAAAATTCTTTTAGATCAATACGGTAAAGTAAGAAACGATACATCACAAATAAGATTAATGCAACCAACAGGAAAAGAAATTATCGGAACCATTGCAACTAGTACTTTAGATGATACATTTTTATTATATAATATTGATCAAGATACTATTCCTGCTAATACGTTAACAGCAGTTTTAAAAATTATTAATCCTACAACTTTTGCTCCTGTAACACCATCAAATGGTGATAGATATTTAATTATAGATCAAATAGGTGATTCTACAGCAACAGTACAAAGTTCAACTTGGGGAACATTAATTGCAAGTGTAGGAGATATAATTGAATATAATACTTCTCAAAGTAAATGGTTAAAAGTATTTGATGCATCACATCCAGATTCTACACAACATTATGTTACAAATACACACACAGGAATACAGTATAGATTTAATGGTACTGAATGGGTTAAATCATATGAAGGAATTTATACTGCTGGTAATTGGTCAATTGTATTAGATGGTGGTGCAACTAGTTACGATGCTAGTTCAGACGCAACAACTCCTTGATAAAATCATAATAAATTGTTATACTAATATATGAAAGAAAATATAATTTGTTCTGGTGCCTTATTTTATTGCACAGTAACAAAACGTTTTTTATTTGTACAAAGAACTGATGCTAAAACACGTGGATTGTGGGGATTAGTTGGCGGACAATCACGTTTTACCGAATCTGCATTTGAAGGATTAAAAAGAGAAATACAAGAAGAAGTGGGTGATACACCAAAATTTAAAAAAGTAATTCCTTTAGAATTGTTTACATCAAATGATCAAAAGTTTTTCTTTCATACATATCTTATTGCTGTTGAAGCAGAATTTATACCAAAATTAAATGCAGAACATTCAGGTTATTGTTGGACTGCGTTTGAGTGTTGGCCTAAAAATTTACACGCAGGATTAAAAAATACTGTTAATAATAAAGCTATTAAAGGTAAGTTACAAACTATTTTAGATTTAATTGTTTAACCAGCACTAATTTTTACTGTACCAGAGTCATTCCAAAGTTGTCCAGCATTACTTGGATCACTTGTAGGCAAGTCAGTTGCCATAACTTTACCTGATTCGTTAACCATTACAGTACCAGCTTGATCAGGAAAATATATATCTCTTCTTGCAGTTGCATTGGTACCAAACAATCTAGTTTTTTTATAACCTTGTGCTTGTAACGTTAAAGGTTTATCTACATGAACAATTACTCCATCGTTTTGTACTATCAACATTGTTTTGTGTTGTCCACCAGTTCTTACAGTAAACTGTAAAGCAGAATCATCACCATCTGCTTTTCTAATTTTACTATCAATACTTGCATAACGCATCATATCACCTGCAGTATTTTTACCTTTAAATTGTATTTTTCCTAATATATCACTTTTTTCTGGACTGTCGGAAAATCTTTCTAATGTAAGTAAAGGACCACTTGCTGATCCATCGTCTATTGTAGAAAGTAATAATGCATTTTCACTAGTAGAACGATTTTTAATTTGTACTTTATGAAATATTTGCTTTTTGTGAAAGTCAGCATCTGTATCCGTTACTGTTTTACCTTCAGTATCGTCATCTTCTACTTTCATTAAACTATATCGTTTTGGCATTATTCTTCCTTAATGTATTTTTTACCTGTTAGTTTTTCAATATCTTTAATCATTTCTTCCATATTAACTCTAACAGTTTTACCTGTTATAGTATTTCTTGAGAAGTATTCCCATTCACCTTGTTTATTGTGCGGTGAAAGTTTTGTAACGTTACCTGCTTCATCTCTTACATATACTTCAGCACTTGCTGAATCGTCTTTAGCATAAACGTGAGCATAGTTGGCTACGGTTGACGGGTCAGATACAACTCCCATTGCCACAGCACCAGCTACTGTAACACCGGTAGATGATGTTTGTAATCTTGTTGTATTGTTATAATTTAAATCAACAGAATTTGCCGCATTAAAAACAGCCATTGTTTTTGAGCCAGCGGCATTTTGAAATGTTTGTGTGCCTGATCTATAAAATATTGTACCTGTACCTGCATCATCAATGTAACTGTTGCTACCGTCATGATAAATTTCTAAATCACCACCAGTACCAAATTTTAATTTAACATCATCCGATAATGTTTTTGTACCTGTGATTGCTTGATCATTACTTGTTAAAACTTGTATTGATGTTGAGGCACCTGCCGCTGATCTTTGTATATGTGTTCTAAAAGCATTAACAGTTGTTGAACCACCACTTGTACTCAATGCGTTTAATGTTACTGTTGTGCCTGATAATGCCGCTGTAAATGTTAATTGATCTGTACCTTTTGATGATACAATTGGTCCTGAACTTACGTAAGCAGTTGTTCCGTCATGTACTACATATACTTCTGAAACAGATGCTGGCGTACCAGACTCACCTGAGTTATAACCAACTACAACATAGTGAGAACCTGTGTATGAGTCACTTGAAAAAGTGTCTATTGCTGTTGCAGATGATGATACTGTTACTGCACCAACAACTTTTGTGTTGTCACCAGTTGTGTCTGATTCTGAATCTCCTAATAAAATTCTAAACATTTTAACAGCAGTATTTGGTTCATTACCTGTTGCACGTAATCTTACGTCATCACCATCTATGTCTGCTGTCAATGCTATCAAAGCATTATTACCAGTGTATACGTTGTTGTATGTTGCAATAAAGGCGGTTGTTCCGTTGTGAACAACTGAACATTCTATATTTTGTAATTCAGTTTTTGATGTATTGTTTGCACTAATATAATATTTTGCGCCTCTGTAAGAAGCATGAGCCCAGGTATCTATATTTTCTACAGCACTATCAACATCTGTGTTTAATACAATTGCAGTTTTACCTGATGACGTAGCACTTGTACTGTCACCCATTGCAATTCTAAAGAATTTAATTGAGTTTACATCCGATGTTCCAGTACCTCTTAATCTAACAGTACCAGTGCTTATGTCTGCTGTATATGTTAGTTGATCATTATCTCCTGATCGCACACCACCACCTGATGCAACAAATGCCGTTGTATTATTGTGTACTAAACTTATTTGATCTGTGGCAGTTTCTTCATTAATTTCGTCTCTTGTTACTACAAGATAAAATGCTGAATCATAAGAACTTGAAGTAAAAGTATCAATATTTGTTGCAGAAGTTCCAATAGAAGTTTTTACTCCGGTTGTTGTATCATCTAAATCTGTTGTTGAAGCAGTTGTTGTAATTGCTGTCCAACCTGAAGAGTCGTATCTTTCATATGTACTTGTTGTTGAATTATATCTTATCATACCAACTGCTCCAGTTGATCTTTGTGCAGTAGTACCTGAAGGTAGTTTTAATGATCCAGTAGCACCAGATAAGTCAAGCATTTCCGCTTTTAGTGTGATATTATTATGTGTAATAAACAAATCATCTGATGTTTGTGCATCTGCTCTATAAATGTTATTGGCCTCCATTGCCAATCTTGCAAAATAAATTACATTATTTGCTGATGTACCTTGCATTCTTAATCTTGCTTTGCCACTAGATACGTCTGCTGTAAATGTTGCTAAACTTGTTGAGCCAGTTCTTACAATACTTTCACTTATAGTTGCACCTGAACCTGCTGAATTAACAGTTAACGTTATTTCAGAATTTTGATATTCAGTATCTCCTGAGTGTCCTATATTAATAAAGTATCTTGCAGATCTATATTTGAATACGTCAAACGAATCAATAGTTTCAACAGTAGTATCTATATCACTTTTCTTACCGTAAAGTGTATTATCAACTTCACCTAATTTTGTTTTAGAACCTAAATCTTGTCTATATAATATTGCTGTGGCAGATGTACCACCAGTTGATGCCGCTGTTAATGTTAATGTTGATGATGAAATTGTTGAAGTCATAGTAAAAGCATAATCACTTCTAGTTGATACTTTAGCATAATCATTAAAAAATACAGTTGTACCATTATGAGTTAAACTTACTTCTGAAATTTGATATTCAGTTTGTGTTGAATCTTTAAATAAAACAACATATTTTGCACCTTGTATTTCTGTTTTTGTAAATGAATCTAATGTTACTCCAGCAGTAGTAATCGCTGTTGATGCTTTTATAATTTTTGAGTTTGTATTTGTAACTGTTTCATGATGATCACCTAATGCAACTCTATAAATTCTTAAATTTGTATGTGTGGAGCTTTGTGTTGAACCAGACAATTGCAACATATCTCCAGATATTGCCGCAGTAAAATTAACTATGTTTGTACTGTCTTCATTTAAATCGTATACAGAAATAAAAGGAGTAGAATCATTGTGTACAACAGAAACTTTTACATGACCAATTAATGAATTGTCATGATCTTCCATTGTAACATTATAGACAGCACCTCTAAATTCGTCTAAATCAAATTCATCTATAACTGCTGATGTTGTTCCTAGTTTATAATAATTAAATTGTTTTACTGCTGTGTTGTTTCCACCACCGCCGCCACCTGCTTCTGCAAATGATAATGTGCCAGACCCATCAGTCTGTAAAAATGTACTAGCAGATCCGTCTGCTGTTGGAAATGTATAAGCACCATTAATATTAACTGTACCTGTTGTTTGAACGCCAGTAGATATTGTTTCAAATGTCTTTGTACCATTATAATAAAGTTCTGCTGAACCATCTTCAGTAAAGACTCCTTGCATTTCATCATGACTATTACCCATTATTTGTGTTTTACTACCTCTGATTCTTAAGTAACCTGCACCTGCATCTTGGATAATACTGTGGCTACCTGAGTGATATATTTTTAAATCGTCTCCATCACCCATAATAATTTTGGAATTATCCGCAAAATCAAAATCGCCAGTCATTGTACCCGCATTAACAGTTGGAGCTGTTAAAGTTTTATTTGTTAATGTGTCAGTTGTTGCTTTACCTACCAATGTATCTGTAGCATTAGGTAAAGATACTGTTTTATCTGAGCCTGTTGGATTTACAACTGTTAATATGGTTTCGTATGCATCAGCTGATGATCCTTCAAAAGTAATAGTGTTTGATGTGTTTATAAATAATCCTGTCGATTCAAAACGTACTGAGTTTGCAAGAGTACCATTCTCCATTAACTTGAGTTCCAGTATTCCGTCTTCAGATCCGTCAGATACATCTTTAGCACTAGCAGTTAATCTTCCATACACAACTTCTTGATCGTTATCATTTTCACCTAGAAATCGTATTTGTCCTAAATTGTCCGAGTCTGCTGGACTTCCGCTATTTCTTTTTAAGTCTATAACTGGACTTGCTGTTGCACTTGCTTCTGTAGTAGTTAATGTTAATAAAGCACTCGTACCTGTACCAGAAGCTGTTAATGTGCCTCCTGTTACTGTGGTTGCGTTTACTGTTCCGTCTACGTCTAATGTTGTGCTTGGGGAAGAAGTACCTATACCTATACGAGAATTCGTAACGTCAAGATAAAGTAGGTCTGTTTCAAATGCCAGATCAGTACCGTTCCTCGTAAGGTTAGACTTTAATACTGATCCTGATATACGGCCTATAGCCATAACTCTAGGTCTCCTTTAATATGTTAGTGTAACAATACATTACACACAGTCTCGTTTACGTTGCCGACTGACAGCAGTATACGTATTTATACGCCACAAAAAAAAGGCGATCCGGAGACCGCCTTTAATTCTACTAAAAAGTATTAATATTTATTAGTTGTTAGTTCTCACTGCACAATTTACTAGTCCAATACCTGCATCAGCTTTGCTTTCTAAAGCTCTACCAATTACATGGAATGGAGTAATTGCTTCGCCAGTAGCAACTGCTCTTGCAGTTCCTTTAACTGAACTAGAAACTAGTCTTTGTCCTTTTGTAACTGTACCTGTTACTCTAACCGGAGTTCTTCCTGTCATTGCAACAAATGGATGTGAATCATTGTTACCTGCACCTGCGTTCATAGCATATGCTGGTCTAGTAGATATAACACCAAATACAGTATCTGAAAGGTCAGTTGTTGCTTCAGTAATTTCAGCGTCACCGCCTACCATTACTACTGCACCTTCTGACATAGGAGCGTCTGCTTCGAAACGCTCAGCAACGTCAGAATATTGAGCTGATGTTGATGTTGCGTGTATAACGTTTGCTCTAACATCAACCAAAGTAAAATCTGATTGCGGAGCGTTGTGACCAACTCCACCTGTACCACCTTGTGATCTAAGTGCTGTAAAGGCACCACCTGCGTTACCGTAAGTAGTTGTACCGTCATCTGCATATGATTCATCCCAAACCCAGAATAAATCGTTTTCTGTGGCAGTAGATGTTTCACCTCTGTTTATTTTTATACCTGAAAAGGTTGGCATACCAGAATTTGCAGATATACCTCTGTTTACTTCAATTATGTTGTCTTCAACTGTAAGTGTTGATGTATTCAATTCAGTGCTTGTACCGTCAACAATTAAGTTTCCAGCTATTCTAAAGCTAGTTGCATCAAC